TCAGACGGGCCTCCGCAATACAACGTGTCTCAGCCGTATGCCGAGGGCAAGACGTGCTACACAGACACGGACCTGACTCGGTCATCAGGGTACCGAACCAAGCCCGATCGGGCCGCGAACGCCGCTCGTATGAATGTTCGCAACGATCCAGTGAACCAGGTGGGCGCTGCGACCCAGCTTCGTATCGAGTCTCGGCCAGAACAGCCAGGTCCCATGGCCATTACCGGTTCGAACCAGGGTCGTGGCGTCGTGCCTCCGGAGTTTGATGATCCACTCAACGAATTCAAGTCGAACCCCAATCCGCGCGCATCGAGTGCGTTTCTGGACATTGCTATCCAGCAGCTCGAAAAGAATCCTTTGGCATACTCCCTGGCCACTCCAAAAAAGGCGGACCCAGCCATGGGGACTTCATCTTTTAACACGGTTTCCGTCAACTAAAAAAATATGAGCTAGTACTAAATGTCGGGAGGTGTTGTCCAACTCGTTGCCGTCGGCCCTCAGGACGCTTGGCTGACCGGCAAGCCCGAGGTTTCTTTTTACCGGTCCAACTACAAGCGCTACACGCACTACTCCAACTCTGTGGAGCGTCAGGTGATTCAGGGAACTCCCATTGCGGGCGGCATTTCCACGATCCGTTTCGAGAAGAAGGGCGATCTGCTGAGCTACGTGTACCTGACTGTCCGTGATAACAACGGTGCCCAGATGGTCAACCTGGACTGGACCAAGGTCATTGACAAGGTTGAGCTCCTGATTGGCGGCCAGATTGTGGACACCCAGGATATCGAGTACATGACCGACATCGAGCCCATCACGGGCGCCCAGAACTACTCCCAGCGGTACCTGAACCTGAACAGCTCCACCTTCAACAACCAGAAGAATTCTTTCCTGCCTCTGAAGTTCTTCTTCTGTAAGGACTGGTCCGTGTGTCTGCCCCTGATTGGCCTCCAGTTCCACGATGTGGAGGTTCGCATCACCTGGTCTCCCTACCTGAACCAGACTGTGACCATTGGCAACACGACCACCCCCGTCCTGCCCACCCTCCCCTCCGCGACCATGAATGTCATCTCTGACGCGACTCTGTCCTCCAACACGGCGAACCTGTACGTGGTCCAGACCGATGGGCCCCTGTTCCCGGGTATGCTCGTGGTCGGTCAAACTGCAAACCTCCAGACCAACGTGGCGGTCGTTCAGTCTTTCTCGAACGTGTCACTGGGTGCCCTGTCCAACGTTATCGTCGCCTTCTCCAACACTGCAAACGGGTACATAAGCGGATCCTTCCTGACGGGCAACACCGTGAGCCTGTACCAGCCTCTCGTGTCCGCCCAGGTTGCCTCTTACACCGCCCAGGCGGTCGCCGCCACCTCCACGACCCTCGTGGTCAGCGGCCAGGTGAGCCAGGTGGGTTCTTCCATTCAGGTCGGTCAGTACGTGGCGGGTCTGCCCATCACGGGCCCAGTCTACGTGTCGAATGTGTATTACTCGAACGTCATTGTCTCTTTCCCTTCTCAGACTGTTCTGTCTGCTACTATCCCAAGCACACTGACCATCGCCTTTGTGGGTGGTACGGCCAACACCAACACCACGTATAACTCCCTCCAGTTCCAGGCCTGGACCAATTTCGTGTACCTGGACCAGACCGAGCGCGACTACTTTGCCAAGGCGCCTCAACAGGATCTGCTCATCACCCAGGTGCAGCGTGTCGTGCTCGGCACCAACCCCGTCCAGGAGTTGGCCCTGGCTCAGCCCGTCAAGTTCCTGGCCTTCCCTTGTGTCAACTACGCCCAGATATATGCCAACGGTGCTGGGTCTCTGACGGCCTCCAACTACCAGCTCAAGACGCAGGTCAACGGTGTGGATGTGGGTGACTCTCGGGCCCTGATCCACTTCTGCGACGTGCCCCAGTATTACAACACGCCCTTCGGCTACGTGCACAACAACAGCACGGCCAACGTGGCCATCATTTCTTACTGTCTGGACACGTCCAAGCTGCAGCCCACGGGCACCCTGAACTTCAGCCGTCTGGACACCTTCCGCATCGTCGTGCCCCCGACCCTGCCCAACGGTGTTCTGGGTCTGTACAACACCAACATCACGAGCGCGTACCCTACACCTTACCTGTACGCCGTAGGATACAACATTCTCCGTATCCAGAACGGGCTGGGCTCGATATTGTACGCGAACTGAATTTTTTGTGCATATAGGATGGTACCTAGGTTTGTAAAAAAATTGAAAACCATATTTTCTTCGATACAGACAGGTGAAAAATGCACTGGTTCTTCTTGGCAATCATTGCGTGTCTCATATTCATGGCTTCGTATAATCCTCGTACGGGAAATCTGAATAAATTTTTTGCCCAAGAAACATCAGTAGATGGACCAAGTCCTTCGAGAAAGACACAAAGCGATCGCGATACCGATGAGTAAAGTGAACGACATACAACACTTTTTGATCGTCCATGATAGGCGATACAGAGAGTGGACGTTTGTCACAGGCGGGTGTCGCCGACGCGAGGTCTACAATCCACTTCGGTGTGCGATTCGAGAACTCGAAGAAGAAACACGCGGGCTCATAAACCTAAAAAGGGGGTCATACTCCTATTTTAAGTTTACGACGGATACACCTGAACCACGAGACATTGAGGACGGAGTCGAGGTTCTGAATCACTACCACGTATATGTATTCAATTTGCCCATGACGTCCACCGAGCACCGCCATATTATCAAAAGATTCATCGAAGAAAAGAAGAAAATGGAAGGGTCCGAAGTTCCTTTCCGCAAAAATTACGATGAAAATGACGAGTGTCGGTTCGAGACGCTCAGTAGCATAGCTCAGTGTCCGAACCTGTGGCCCATGATTCGTCAACACGTCATTGGGAACTCTGAATTTACTCAGGCAATTGAGACGACCCACTGGACACCTTTCAACTTACGCGAGTAAACTCGCATTTTAATTTCGTTCTAAAATTCAGATGACCCGATCAAAGACTGAGTTGGCGATCATTCTTGTCAAGCTTCAAGGGGAGATTACAGACCCAAAGAAGATTGAGAAGGAGGCGGCGAAAATTGCAAATGAAATGTCCCTTATGAAATTGTGTTATGAAATTCAAAAGGTGGAGGAAACAAACCAGTCTGCGACGCAGGAGCAGACTGTGACGGAAGAAACCCCCAAGACCGAGGAGCCCTCCAAAGAGTCTGAAGAGACCCCCAAGGAGGCCGAGCCAGTCGTCGAACTCACGAAAAAGGAAGAGGCTATTGTCGAAGAACTCAAGGCACCAGAACAGGCGACCCCAAAACAAAAACACAAACACATTTTATCATGGCTGTTGGACTCTTCGAGTGATGACGAGGCGGCGGCTTAGAGACGTAAACGTCTCCAAGACTAAGATGTCCATAGAACGCTGGCGCGTACCCCAAGGACCGGGAACTCATGTTCTCATGTCAGGTGGAATTTTGTGCGTACCCTCGGAAGAAACCCAAGACTTTTACCGAGAGTACATCCAAGCTATCAATTTAGGAACAAAATTGTACGTCGTCGAACAAAAGACTGACCTTTTCAAATTTTTCGTAGACTTGGACTATAAGGCTCCTGAGAAGTTGTCAGATGAAGACCTTGTTCAATTTTGTTCTATAATTCACAAGGCTCTTGAAACCCCAAGTCCTTGCCTTATCGCTCGGGCCAGACCACGATCTATAGGTGAAGGTCTCATAAAGTCTGGTGTTCACATACACTGGCCAAACCTGACCGTGTCTCGGACCCAAGCCATGAATTTAAGAACGAAAATAGTCACGAGTCTGGCGTCCGACTTCCCCTTTGATTGGGACAAGGTTATAGACGCGTCAGTATATGGTGGATCTGGGCTTCGAATGTTATGGTCGCACAAGAAACCGACAGGTGATCCTTACGTCCCGTGGCGGTCCCTCGATGGTCATGAGTTTTCCAAGGTTCCAGATGTGGAGACGGTGGCTCTTTTTGCAATCAGAACAGAGGAGGGGGTGCCGCACCCAGAGGTCTTGGGAAACACAGGGCAGCTCGAAGACTTTGTCCAAAAGTACATGGAGGGTCAAAGTCGATCTCATATCAAAAAGGTTCAGCGAGGAGAACACAACGGGTGGTATGCTCAGACCGACTCCAAATATTGTGAAAGAATTCACAAGGAACACAAGTCGAACCATATATGGTTTCACATCGGGTCCAAGCGTATTTCTCAACGGTGTTTCGATGAGGAATGTGCCGAGTTCAAAGGGACTGAACATATTCTTCCGCCTTCTATAGTAGAGAAGCTTGAAGATGTTGCTATTGTGGGTAGTCCTTCTTCTAGCTTTCTTATGGATATTTTTCCCAATGGGGTCTCAGTCTCGGTTCAAAAAGTACGAAATGATGGTCCACCCGTATTCGGGTCTGGACCCAACGAGTTGGCAACGATTTCTGGACAATCTTCACACGTTCGAACAGTTGGCTTCGAGTCGGGTCGATGATGCGTCAGAGGCTCTGTATGCCGCGACGGAAAACATCAAAGACTTGGGTCTCGGACTCAGACGAGCAGACGATTCTGAGATTCAGGAAAAGCTCGCAGAGATGGCGTTTCAGTTGGGGTACGAAGGTGAAGTTATTTTGAATCAAAATGCAATTTCTCAGGGCGTTTATTTCTTCCCACGTTACTTAAACGAAACGCTCATGGAATATCCAGAA